GAGTGCTCCGCCGCCGGCGCCACCGATCGACCGGAAAAACTGCTTTATGGACCCCCACACTGTCCGCCACCACTGAGCGATACCCTCGGCCAGGGCGGCCGGTAGCTTGACCACGAGTGCGAACACGAGCCGGGGGAAGGCTTGAACGAGCCCCTCGAGGAGAGCGGGGATCCCGTCGGCGATGAAGTCAGGGATCACGGTTCCGATCAGTTCGGGGAGAACCTCAACGATCCCAGTGATGAAGCCCTCGAGGAAGCCTTCCATCTGCTCGCCGATAGCCTCGGCGGCGGATACCTCGACCTCTCGCGTCCTGGTCTCTCCGGTCCTCGGGTCGATGTACTCCTCGGTCTTCGTGTAGCCCATCTGTCCAAGCTGAGCGATCCCCGCAATACCCGCGCCGACAGGCCCCGCCGATCCGAGCATACTCCCGAGGCCGCCTGTCCCGAGTTGAGTCACCGAGGAGAGGAGGCCCCCGAGTTGAGAGGCGAAGCCCTTCAGGCCCGACCCGAAGGTCTTCTCGAGGAAGCTCTGAGACTTTCGAGCCTCCTCCTCGATGATCCTCCGCTCCTCTTCGAGAGCCTTCCTTCTGGCTTCCGTGAGCGCCTTCACGTTCTCGCGCATCGAGTCGAGCGCGCCCTTCGTCTCCGTGGAGGAGAGTCCGAGGCGATCGGCCTCGGCGGTGAACTCGTTCATCTTGGCGACCGTCTCGCGGATCTTCTCGCCGAGGGTGTCCGACTCCCTCCACTGTCCCGAGACCTGAAGGGCGGCCTTCCTTGCTGTCGAGCCGGCCTTCTTCATCTGCTCGGAGAGCTTCGCGACTTCCTTCGCAGTCTTCGCCGCCTTCTCGTCCGCTTCGGCCTTGACCGCCACCTCTCGCGCGCGCTGAGCCGATGCGATCAGTCCTTCCCAATTCCGACTGGTCGAGGCCCTCGTCGTCCTCATCCCCTCGGCGAGTTGAGCGAGAAGGGCGTCGAGCTTCTCGACATCCGACAGCGTCTCCTTCGGGATGAGCTTCCCGAGTTGCTTCTCGAGGTCCTCGAACATCTCTTGGGCCGCGCTCTTCTTGGCCTTGCCGGTCGGTGCGGCCGGCGCGGGCTTGTCCGGCTCGAGGACTCCTTCGCCCTCGAGGAACTTCCGATGAGCGTCTCGCCTGCTTTGCGCGAAGCTCTTCGCGGGTTCCATGGCGCGCTGGTTCGCTTGTGCCGCTTGGAGTTGCTCGAACTTCTCGCGGACCTCGTCGAGTGTCCCTCCGACCCGGCCCATCTTCAGCGTCGCGTCGAAGAACGCCCCCATCGCTTGCTCGGAGCGGTTCACCGATCCCGTGAGGTCGTCGACCCGTTGCCGAGCCTGATCGAGATCAGCCGCGAATTTCTTCGCGAGTTCGCCTTCGCCCTCGAGTTCCCCGAAGACGTCGGTCGACTTCTTGAATTCGAGGAAGGACAGCCGGACCTTAGCGACCACGAGTAACAACCCGTTAAACGCGGTCACGAGCCCCGCGACTCCCATCGCCAAGGACGAGATCGCGCCGGCGAGGACGGCCATCACGCGAGCCGTACCGTCGAGGGCGTCGATCAATGCCGAGGACAGAAGGTCGGTGAACCGTTGACCGGCGGCGGTCCCGCTGTTCATCCCCTCGATCAGTTCAGCGATCCCCAGCTTCGCATAGTCGAAGAGCCCCGCGTCTCCGACTTGCTTCTTGAACTTGAACCACGAGTCAGCGACGTTGGAGAGTTGACCCTCGAAGGTCGCGGCGAGGAGTGCTGTCCCGCCCTTCACGACGCCGTCCGTCGCTCGCAGCGCGTCGACCAGGGCGGCCCGCCAATTGTTGATGTCGGAGGCGTCTCCAAGCTCTGAGGCCCGACGCTTGACGTCCTGGAAAAGGAGCGCGTACGACTCGCGCAATTGGTCACTTGCTCCCATGCCGGCCCCGAAGGACTTCGCGACAGCCATCGCCGCGTCGGGAAGCTCACCACCGAGCGCGCCGGCGAGGTCCATCACGCCCTCTCGCATCAGCCCCGCGTCGGCCCCGAAGGACGTCAGGATCTGGTCGGCCTTCACGAGGTCGCCAAGCTCGAAGGGAGTCGTCGACCCGATCTTGAAGAGTTCCTCGAGTCGGATCTTCGCCTTGTCGCTCGACTTCAGCAGCACCGACAGTTGAGACTCGAACCTCTCCATCTCGGCGGACGCCTGGATCGCTCCCTTGCCGACGACCGCGAAACCGATCCCAGCCATCGCCGCCGCCGCTATCGTCGCGCCCTTGGCCATACCTGCGAGAGACGCACCCAGATCCGCGAACCGAGCGGAGGAGAATTTCGCATCTCTGCCCGCGCCCCTCACTTCTCGGCCCGCACCCCTCGCCGCGCGACCCGCGCCGGTGAAGCGCCCCCGCGAGTCACGGAGTCGATCGTTCAGATCTCCGACGTTCTCCTCCGCACCCTCGGCCGCGTTGCCTACGTCGCGGAGACCCTGCGACGCTTCACGAGTCCCGAGGAGCTTCAGAGATGCCTTGATCTGGTTCGACACTTGGACCCCCTACGATTTGACGACCGCCGTCGGGAAGACGGGCATCCCGGAGGCTGACAGTTTCTTCACGAGCGCCTCGGAGACAGCGTCGGCTTCCTGGTAGCAGAGGAGGTTGAACACGAAGGTCTCCAGGTCACTGTCGAGAAGCTCGGCGGGCGTTGTCCCGTACCTTCTCGCCAGCGTGTCCAGCATGAGTAGGATCTTCCTGTTCTCCGGTTTCGAGAAACGAGGCGAGCCGAGCCGCCGATCCTCCCTTGTCGGTCGACAGTTCGAGGATCTCCGAGAAGCAATTCTCGACGACTCCAGGCGGGAGAGAGTGAACACAGAGACGACCGGCGTCGACGTCTTCCTCTTTCGAGGTCATGACGAGATCGACCTTCGTCCACTCCTCGCCGTTCGTGCTGATCGCCATGACACCCGCACAACAGATCGCCGCTTGCATCTCGGTCAGTTCTCCGACTTGCTTCGGGCTCAGCCTCGAGAGCATAGACTCGAGGTCCTCCTCGGGTGCTTTGCGCTTCGTCTTCTTGGCCGCGGCGGCGGGGTTCATCATCGCGAGAGCCGCGACCCCGATCTGAGCGACGTCGGCGGTCCGTACCTTTCGGATCTGGAAGTGGAGCGGGTCGACGAAGATCGTCGAGGTCGCGGCGTTCTTGATGGCGTGAAGTGTGGCGGACATGGTCGCCTCCTGTGTGTGTTGTTGTTGGATCAGGTGCCGGGGAGTTCAGGGTTCGCGGCGTTGTTCTTGACGTCGATCTTCAGTCCGTGGTTTGTGCCGTCGGACTCACAGACGAAGCCGATCGTCTGACCAAGGAGCCCCGCTCCATTGATCGGATCGGAGCACTCGGTGAGCCGGCAATTCTGGAAGAAGAACTTCATCTCGTGCTCGTTAGCACCGGAGGCCCCGTCGTTGAATGTCAGCGTCGCGTCGACGCCGTTCACGTCGGCGACGTACTTCGCATAGAGGGCGTCGTTAACGTCGATCTCCATGGAGACCTCGACGGACGAGAAGTCGGAGCGGAGAGGGTCCGCGGTGACCTTCGAGCCGAGGAACTGACGACGGGCGATCCCGTTGTTGATCGTCACGGTCACCGAGCGAACGGAGACAGCCTCGCCGTCGAAGGTGAAGGTCCCCCCGGTCATGTGATGGTGCAGGACCGGGTCATCGGGGATGGCCGCGATCAGAGTGGCGTCGGTCGATGCGTCGGCCCGAGTCTCGGATCCGTCCGTGGTGGTGACGTTCGAGGTCTCGCCGATCACCTCGCACTCGAGCGTAGCGACTTCGGCCGAGTTGCTCGTGAAGGTCATCGAGGCGATCCGAACACCCTCGATGATCTCGCCGCTACCACCGGAGCCCCGGACGATCGACGCAGTCAGCCCGTTGTCGGGGAGCGCGGCGGCCATGGTATAGGAGTGTGTATTCGGGGTTCCCGCTGAGGTCGAGCCGGCTCCGAGGGCGTGCTTCAAGATGAGCCCGACCGTCGAGTAGTTTGCCTCAATTGTGAAGGTTCCCCCTACGTTATCGCTGGCCACGAAGTGCGATCGGCGGTTGTTCGCGCCGGTCACGAGATGCGGGCGGGGGGTCTTCTCGATCGTCCGCTGGATGGTGGTTCCGATGAGCGGGTTCGCGATGATGTAGTCCGCTGTCGCTGTCCCATAGGCACCGTCGGAGGACGTGACCTTGTCGAGAAGAATGTACGAGTCGCGGCCGAAATAAGTGTTGGCCATGGTGGCCTCCTATGATGCTGTGGGGGCTGAGATTTTGCGGACCTTCAAGGTCGCGTAGAATTCGAGAAGTCGGCCCGAGTCGGTGACGACTTTCAAGGTAATCAGGTAGTTGTCGGCGTTGTGTGTGTTCACGGTCTGGAAGCCGAGCCGGATATAGCCGGGATTGAAGATCCGACCCTCGGACTCGAGCACCATCGACGAGGTGAGATCGGTCCCGTCCGTGTGATGGATCAGGAAGTCGAACGTGTCAATCTCCTCCAGGAGTAACGACCCGTTGAACAGTTGCCGACGGGCGGCGAGCATGGGACGGACATCGAAGAAGAAGTTCGTCTTAATGTCAGTCCCGCCGGGAGCGTACAGGACTTGAGCCGGGGCGGTCTGTCCCGGTGGCTCGAAGGCCGCTGTGAGGACCTGAGCGCCCGCGCGGAGCGGGTCCCCTACCTCGACGAAGGTGCTCGTGATCGCGTTGCTGAGCGCGGCGAGGTTCGTGTTCTGGACGCTGGTCGGTGAGCCCCCCGCGCCGTCGTCGAAACCAAAGTACATATAGACCGCGATGATCTTCCCCGAGATGGATAGCTGTCCGTTCGGTAGCGCGTAGCCCTTGATCTTGATCGTCCCGGTCTTGTTCGCGTAGTTCCACGACGAGACCTGGAAGTCGAGCTTCGTCTGTCCGTCGCTCGCGGTGATCACCACGTCGTCATTATCCGAGGCGACGTTGTCCCAGAAGCGAGGGAAGTCCGAGGGAAGGGTCAACTCGATGTCGACGGTCTGCGCGGACGCGTTGTTGAACGCCGTCACCGCCTCTCGGAATTTGTAATTTGAATTGTACCAACTCACCGGCCGGCCCTCTCGCTGAAGGTGACCATCATCTGAAGGATCACGGCCCCGAGTCCGGGCCTCTGAAGCTCGGCCCCGTCAAAGCTCATCATATCAATTGAGACGTCGTGAACAAGTGAAGACAGTCCTCGGTTCGTCTCGAGCGCCTTCCTCACGTCGGCCGCGAGGTTCATCGCCGCGTAGAGCGCGGACTTCGGCGAGTCGTTCTCAGGCGCGACCCAGCCCTCGATCTGAACCATGAACTGTCTGTCGTACTTGTTGAGGACCGTCGTCGCGCCCTGTGAGCTTCGGACCGCTCCGGGGAAGACATACACGCCCGGGACTCGGTGAGGCTGGAAGGTCTCGCCGATGACGACGCGATCCGCTCCGCTCAGATCCTGACTGTACCCGGCCCCGGTGATCCCTGCGATGTCGGAGACGATCGCGTCGATGATGTCGGTCTCTTTACTCATCCTGAACTCCTAACACTCGGCCGACCGAAAACGAGACTCTTCCGAAGAGCGCGGAGGACGTCGGAGTTCATGCGGATCCCGGCGGTGCGGATGGCGGGTCGGAGATACGGCCG